ATACGCGCAATTGTCTGAAAACCAGCAGCACCAGTTCCTGCAAAATCAGCGGCAATTCCAGTTGTGGCTATGACTTGAAAAGTGTTTGCCGGTGTCGCCGTACCAATACCCACCCGATTGTTCGTCGAATCAACTTTCAGCGTCGAGGTGTCCACCGTCAGATCGCCGGTGATGGTGGCGGAGCCAGCGGTAACGAGTCCGGTGACAGTCAATGCTCCACTCGCGGTTGGAGAGGATGAGAGGATGTTGTTGATGCTGATGCGTTTGGTATTCCCCGAGGCTGGTGGAGTATCCGACACGTCCACAATCGGGATCATGTCATTTATTGCATCGGCTGCTGTTAGGTTTGTTAGTGCTGAGATTTTAGCGTCTGCCATATCAGTAAACTGTTAAGATTAGTTTTCCTAAGTCTTCTTGCGTTAAAAATGTGGAGCCATCTTCCAGCACTATGCTGTCAAATGTTCCGTACGAAATAACGAGCTTGCTGGTTCCATCTTCTTGCAGCAGGAATGTCTCGTCCTCTTGTAGAACATCCCTCCGCATAATCGGAGGCTCAGGCATGATCCCGTTATAGGATCGCGTCCTGTTGATTGATGTTCCGATTGATATCATTAGGCTCTTGCGTTAAACGCTACGACAGAACCGGATGAGATTTGAAAGGCGGTGATGTTTCCCACCAGAGGGAATCCAGCCGGAATGGTCTTGGAGGTCCAAGTGCCGGATATTCCAAATCCGGTGATGGACGTAAACACCGTCGGCTCGACTGGAATTAAGCCGGACCAGTTGCCGGTCTGAGCGGCGGTGCTAGTGACCAGCGCAAAGCCCTCTCGGCCCATGCTGTACTCTGTAGAGATGTCTGCTTGAACAGCCATAAAATTGTCTTTCGGTTAAAGGGAGGGTCACCAGCGTGTCCAGTGACCCTCCCAGTTTTGGTTGTTTAACCTTTGCGGATCTTCGGTGCAACGCTGCCCTGTATCCACAGGATCAGCTTTGAGCCCTCTGCAATCTTGGCAGTGTTAAAGTCGGTGCGCTGGGCGGCTGCATCGACTTCGGGACCGGCGACAATCTTTGATTTGCCTGCCTTGTCCACTGCAATGGTTGTGGCGATTCTCATGACTTGGCCGATTAGGCGGTGGTCAGGATCTCGGCCTGGGTCGTGTCCGCGGCCGCGGCGCCGAACATGATGTCGTAGGACGCCATGTGGCTGCGGCTCGCGCGGCTGTACCAGACGGAGAGCAGGCAGCTGAGGCCGTTGGCGGTGTTCACGGCGCGTTGCTCGAGGAACTCGCCGGCGATCATGCCGACCGGCAGGCCGGAGGCGATGGCGATGGCATCAGGGCCGCAGACGAATCCGACCGTGTTAGTCTCGGCCGAGGTCCAACGGTTGTTCTCAGCGATCACATCGAAGCCGAACCGGCCGTTATTCAGGGGGCCGAATCGGCTGTCAGGGAACGCGGCGGTTCCGGCGGCCGCGGTGGTGGTGCCGGAGAACTGGATGCGAGCCAGGTGGCCACCGTCCAGGATGAGGTTCTTGCTGCGGTAGTTTTTCGCCAGAGCGAGGATCGCAGGAAGGTCCGAGCTGTCGAAGTTGGCGGCGGAGCCGATGCCGGTAACGGTGCCGTAGTTACCAGTGACCATGAGCGCGGTCAGCACGTCGCTGATGCCGTAGGCAAACAGGTCGGCAGAACCGGCAGCCAGGTCGGACAGCATGAAGCCCTGGTTAAGCTCCTGCTGGGTGACCGTGAAGTTCTTCGAGATCTGGTTCACGGTGACCGCGGTGGCGGCCAGCGTCGAATCGTTGTTGGTTTCCCACGACGTCGGGTTGGTCTGGGCAGCGGTGCCGGTGGTGTACTTCTTGACCTGCACGGACGCGCGGGGCCTGAGGTTGTCCAGGCCGACGTTGCGGCTGAAAGCGGAGACCAGGGCCAAACGAGTGGCGGCCACAGTGATCACTGCATCAGCGAGATAATCGACAACCAGGCCGGAGGCGAACGTGTTGGCGTTCTGGGGGGCGTGGATGGCGCTCTGGCGCAACAGCTCGGAGTGGTTGGAGATTAACCAGGAACGGCGGTCAGCACCGGCCTGAAAGCCCTTGTGCTTCTCGAGCAGTGCATTGCCGAGGTTCTCGATGCGAACCGGGGCGACGGGCTCCGGTGCAGGGGCGGCGGTGATGGTCTTGGCGCTGATGGCAGCGGCCACGGCCTTGGCGACGATGGCGTCGATGTCGAGGGCGGTCGGCGCACTAGGAGCGGCCGCCACCACGGAGTTGGAATCAGTCATGTTGTGTGGTGTCTGCTGTGATGTCGGCGCGGTTGTCGCGCCATCGTCGGCAGCGTTAGTGCTGCCGGTCGAAATCTTGTCTTCGGTCTGGGAGGTTTCTTCCTCCTGGTCGAGCTGGGCCGCTAGGGCCTTAAACCAGTCTCTGCCAGCGGCGCCGCCCCATAGGTTGGCAGCCACATCGGCAGGCGTATCGGCCTCGGCATCGAGGAATCGCTCGTTGCGTGCCCACCAGGCCGCAGCCTTGACTATCTTTTCGGGGCTCGGCTCCTCGCCTTTGATCAGATTACGGGCATCGATGACCGTGGCTTGCTCCAGGCCGTCACCACCGAGGCCGGCCTCGTATTGTCGAATGCCACGCTCTAGGTTGGTTACAACCTGTGATGGTGCAGTCTTGGTAACAGCTCGAGGATGCCAGCAGGCAGCCATTGCGAGCTGCTCGGTGGTCTTGTCGGCCAGACCGAACTGGATGGCCTCCTGGGCGGTGAACCATGTTTCCGCGGTCATTGCCGCGCGGATCTGAGCTGAGGTCTTGCCGGTGCGCTTGGTGTAGATGCCGGCCAGGATCTCCGCGTGCTGGTCGAGGGCGTTGGCCATCTTCCGCATATCGTCTGAGGTGCCTGCCACCATTCCAGACGGGTCATGGATCATAAACAGCGAGGCCTCAGCCATCTCGATGCTGTCACCTGCAAGAGCGATGATCGAGGCAATCGATGCGGCGATGCCGACCACCCGGGTAGTCACCGGCGCCTGCCGGCCTCGCAGCATATTGTAGATGGCCAGGCCGTCCCAGACGTTGCCACCTGGGCTGTTGATCTCGACCACCAGGGGGCCTGGGCCGACAGACACTAGGGCATCGGAAAAAGCCTTAGCCGAAATGCCGGAGCCACCGAACCAGTCTTCACCGATCTGGTCGAATATCTGGAGCACCGCCGGCTCATGGACCGAGGCGCGCGGCTGGTAGGAAAGCCAGTTGGTAACTTTAGTCATTCGGTTTTCTTGGCTCTGGTTTTCCGCTTCTTGGGCTCGAGCACCGCAACCACCTCTTCGATGGGCTCGGCCGGGATCGGCTCTGGCATTTCTTCGGAAGGGGGCTGCTCGAGAGCGGCCGCGGCCGGTTCCGGTGCTATCGGCTGCTTTTGAGCGGTCGAGATCTGTGAGACATCGAGGCCGTACTTGACCGCCAGATCTTGGATGTACCGTGCTTGTTGGGCCTTGGCCTCCAGGGCGGATCGCCAGTCGATGCCTCGGGCGCCGTAGATCTCGTCATAGGTCGTAATGCCGGCACCAAGCTCGTTTAGCTGGGCGGCTGAGTTGCGGCCGACGTCGACGTTTGGAGCCCGGGGCGCCTGGATGGCGACCTCGTACCAGTCGTCGGGGCTGTCTCTGAGAGTCGGGTCGGTGCGGATGGCGTACTCCATGACGTATTCCCAGATACGTCGGGCGGCCGAGGCCATCACCTGGTGACGGCTGCGGAACCACACCGATGACATATCGAGTGAGCCCCGGTAGACGGTGCCCTGCATCGACTCTGGGAATACCAGGACGTAAGGGATGCCAACGCCGGCACAGACCTTCTCGGTCAGGCTGCGCCAGTACTCACGCATATTAACATTCGGGCGGTCAGCGCTGAACTGCTCGAACTCGTCGCCGGTCTTCATAACCTTTACCGATGCGCCGAAAATGTTTTCGTAGTAGTTCTGGGCGGTGCCCTGGGAACCAGCAACACCGGATCGGAGGCTGGTGGCCTGGACCTCGCCGGAGCTTGTCTTAATGACCTGGGCCACGCTGGAGGCGAGCTTGCAGGATTCCATCTCGAGCTTCTGGAGGTCGTCCAGGTCGTGAAGGTCGTTGATCACACAGGCCACAAAAGGCAGGCCGCGGAGCTGGCCGGCACGTTGGGCCTCGTAGATGTGGACCACCGAGTCGGATGAGATCGACCGGATGTCGGTAAGTTGTCCCTGCTGCTGCTCCTGGCCGCAATAGAAGGAGATTGCCCGACCCGTCTTGGGGTCGAACCTGACGCCATCGAACACATCGGGAAGACCCTCCTGGCCATTAGGCGTGGAGACTTGCTGCGGCTCAATGAGCTGCAATCGGGGCCGGCCGGTCTCGCCCTTGGTCAGGAGGATAAAGGATTCCCCGTCGTAGAACCAACCACGGGCGGCCAGCGACATCAGGGTGCCGAAGGATTGCCGGGATCCGATGTCAGGGTAGCGGCTCCAGGTGTCCCACCATTTCTTGGCTCGGAGATTCCACTCGGGATTCGATGAGGCCGGCTGGACTGAGAAGTTCGACCCGACGGTGTAATTCTCGAACAGGTCGCCCAGGCGATTCATCACCGCGTTGTTCTGCTCGAAGAATCGGGACTTTCGGACAATCTGCTGCCGGGTGCTGGAGGTGACGTCGAACCGTACCGAGGTGTAACTCGTGTCCAGGAAGGACCGGCGGATCGAGTTGGACGCGCCCTCGTATCGGTCGACAGGCGCCGACCGGAACTTGCTCAGGATGGTGTCGAGGAATCCCATCAGCTCATGCCTCGATAGCTCGCCTCACGGCGGAAGTTGGAGAAGTCGCCGCCGAAACTGGTGGCTGCAACCAGAACCACGGCCACCATCTTGGTGTAGATCTGGGCGTCGGTGGGGCTGGTGATGCCGTCCTGGTTGAGGTAATAGACAGCCAGGTCATAATCGTCGACCAGGCTTTCCCACATCTCGACCATCTCGGAAGGTGTGGGGGCACCTTTGCCCGGCTCGGCGAACTCGACCGACACATCGGAGGATGATGTCGACCGGACCACCTGGCCGGACTCGATCACTGTGGCCGCGGCGATGGACTTGGCAGCCAGGGCAGCCAGGAGCGTCACACTGCCTAGTGTCGAGTAGACACTGCGCAAATAAGATCGCTTGATGGCTACGGTAAACGTGAACACCTCGGGCGGATCTTCACCGATACCAAGTGTCTTACAACAGGTTAGCTGGCTATTGACTCGCTTGACGTAACCAGATCATTCCAAAGCATGACCATTGCGAGCTGCATGATTTCGCAGTCGTGCAGATGGTCGGGCCACTTTTGATTGCGCTTAACCCAGACGTGCTTGATGCGGCCGGCTCGATTGGCTTGGGGTCGTAGGACGTGAGAGTCGAGGTGTCGCCAGTAGAGTTCAGGGTCTGCGATGTAGGCACCTTCGGCCTGGACGCTGGGCGGATCCTGATGGACGCCCCATTCCCGGTCGATGTCGCCCTTCCTTAGCCTGGAGAGCATATCTCGGAGGTGCTCGGTGTCGAACACCAGGAGGGGCTGCACCACGTCGGTCCTCATCGAGGATGATGTCGACAGGCCGAAAGGGTGCACCGCCCCGGTAGATGCTGTGAACCGGGCGCCGGTCTCCCGGCCTTTGAGCGGCATCCAGCCGATCACCATTGGCTTGCGGAGGCCGCCCTCGGGAGGGTAGCGGAGGCCACAAGGGAAGTTGATCGGGTTGGAGGTCACCGAGGAATAGGAGGCACAGGCGTCGTAAACCGTCTGCGTGTTGAAGCCTGAGTCGATGCCGACATCCATGTCATGGACCTCGAGGGCCACCTGCACCCGGCGAAGGGCCGCGAAGTCGTCGGCATGGCCGGCAGCAATTAGGGTAGAGTTTCCGTCTTTCCACTCGCGGCACACCCACCACAAGAACGGCGCCACGGCCTGGACGTCGGCGGTCAGATAGCGCCGGCCGCCATCGACGGTCACGGTGGCCGAGGTCTCGGTGCGCTCCTGCTGCACGTCCTGTTGCTCCCAGGGCTCGGCCAGGTTTCCGTTGATGAAGCCTTGAAGGCCGGCCATTGATGCCTTGGCCTCGAGGAATGAGACCGCCAGATATCCCCAGGTGCACTTTCGGTCTGGGCTGTAGAGGCTGCTTAAATGGTAGGACCGCACACCGGGCATGGCGTTGGGATTCTCTGGGCGCCATTGGCCATGTCGTAGGGCTGCCACCTTGTGAGAGTCGGTAATTTTGCCCTGGCATAGCTGACAGACGTAATGGGCCGAGGATCGGATCTTGGCGAGGTCGTGTTTGCCGTCCTCGGCCTTGGCGTCGTCCCAGGTCACCTGGCGCCATTCCAGCTTGATGTACTCACGGCAGTGGGGGCAGGGCAGGTAGTAGCGGCGCTGGTCTCCACGCAAGAACCGCTGCCAGATTCGGCCTTCCACTACGGTAGGCGTCGAAGTCATGAATGCCTTGGAGCTGGAGAAGCTCTTGAGGCGCTGCTCGGCCAAGTCGAGAGCGTCGGCCTCCCGAGCAGTAGCCTCGGCGAACTTGTCGACCTCGTCGGCGATGAGCACCCGAACCGGGCGGCTGGCCAGGTTGGCGGGGCTGTTACTTCCCACGAAAGTCAGGGTCGACCTGGTGAAGTTCTGCTCGAGGTTGGTGATCTTGTCGGCCTCGGCCGGGTAGCACTCGAGCATGGCCGGGCTGTCCTCGAGCATGGGCAGCCAGCGGCTCTTGGAGAATGACCTGGCGAGGCTCTCGGTAGGCATCAGCCACAAGGCCGGGCTCGGCTCGTTGGCGATTAGCCAGGCCAGGCCGGCCATCAGGGTGGTCGTCTTCGATGTCTGCGATCCCCAGCAAAGGGTCACCTCGTAGACCGTCGGGTCTTTCCAACATTCCATGGGCTCCCTGGTGTAAGGCCGTACCGAGGTGCTGAATGGTCCTGGGTGCTCGGTCTGCCGTTGGGTCAGCCGGAGCGATGCCTCGGCCCAGTCGACCACGGTCTGCATCGGTGTCGGCCGGTAGAGGTTGCGTCGGTAGTCCAGGAGTGAGCGCTGGAGGTCGGTCAGGATCATGGCGTGTTGCTTTTGATTTCTTTATCAGTGCTGCGGTGAAAGCAGCTTGAATGCAAGCGCAGCCACTTGTGGAACTTGGCCATTTCCAAGGCGTTCAAGTCGGTCCATCCATCCGGCCAACCCATCAGCCTTTCGACCCATTCTGGGTGCGGAAGATATCCCTTCGGACATAGCTCGAATGGATTCTTGGCTGGGCTCATGAAGTCTTCGCTGCGACAACGCTGTGTTTTTATCGGCGTTCCTATCGTAGGCAACGATCCACATTCTTTCACGCTCGTGTCGTGCGCCAACATCCCCAGCGGATACCACTCCCCACTTCGCATCATACCCCATTTCGGCCAGGTCTCCGAGCACAACTCCAAGCCCCCGAAAAGAGAGAGCTGGTGAGTTTTCCACGAAGATGAATCTAGGTCGTATTTCCCGGCAGATTCTTGCCATTTCAATCCACAGTCCGCTTCGTTTTCCAGCCAGGCCTTTTCGATTTGGACCTCCTGCTGTTGAGATATCCTGACAAGGGAATCCACCGCACACGATGTCGACGTGTCCTCGCCATGGATTTCCGTCAAAGGTTTGCACATCGTCCCAGATTGGGAATCGTGGCAGGCATCCGTCCCTTTGACGGGCAAGAAGGCATTGCCTTGCGTGTTTGTCCCATTCGACAGCACAGACACAGGTATGGCCGAGAAGCATTCCGCCGAGAATTCCCCCCCCAGCTCCAGCAAATAAGTGTAGCTCATTCAATCAATTTTATTGGTCAGGATTTCCATGGGTCGGTGTTGTGCAATGTTTTTAGCGCCACCTCCTGGACCCACCGGGTCAATTCACGTTCAGCGTGCTCGGGGTCATGCGGTGCAATACGGCCGGAGAGTTGTTTCGGCATGGCCTTGATCAGCGAGGCCACGGCGCCGTCATGCTCCTGCATCACCCGGCGGACCCAGTCGCCGGAGACCAGGCGACGTTCCTTCTCGGCCTGGGTGATCACCTCGTCACGGGCCGACGTTAAGTTCTTGGCTGCCGCGGCATGGATGGCCACAAGCCGGCCGGCGTCGGCTCGACCACCGCGGAGGGCATCGACCGCCAGGTCATAGGCCGCACGCTCGATTTGCCGCTGCCTTTCGTAGGCGCCTTCTGGCGAGTCGGTGGCGGCTGTTGCGGTGTTGAGAGGGCTCTCGGCTTCAATAGGCCTGTAGGGGCCTTCCTGTTCGATTGTGGTGGTTGCAATGGTGGGCGTTGCAATCGGGAGGCGCTTGGTGCGTGCCTTAATGTTTTTGGCTCGCCAGGCGTCGGCTGCCTCTGGGCTGTCCAATGGCATTCCCCTGGAGACCAGGTCGGTGACGTAGCCCGAGGTTAGACCGGAGTGCCGGCGGTAGTCTTTCTGGTTCATGGCTGCAAGGCGTTCTTGATCTCCTCGGGCATCATCGAGTCGGGAAGGTTGGCTGCGAACTGGAGGGCTCGGAAGACGCCGTCCCTTCGGCTGTCGTAGTTGCTGGGCACCAGGGAGCCGACAATTTGCTCCGGTGTGGTGCCACTTTTCATCAGCCGGATGAACCAGGCGGTGTTGGCCAGGCCGAACTGGTCGACGAGGAATTGTATTTGGTTTGGCATCTTGGTAAATGTATTGACGACTTGATCGCTCGAGATGATAGGGGTCTCGCGTTCACCTGTTATTAGAGATATGTCAAAAGATTCCTTACATATTTGCAGGTTTAACAGATGTATCTATTGTACTATGCCCTATCCTTTGCTGCCTTAAATACATCTCATGGCCTTTCGCAATGATGTAAGCCACCGAACCGCGGGCAACACCGCACGCCTTGGCCACATCGTCGAGGCTTAGGTCACGCTCCCGTAGGTCGTAGGCCTTGCGGCAGATGTCGGCATCCTGGGCGGTGGCGGTGACCTCGTAGTCCTCCTCTTCCTCGAGCACCACGACGGGCGTGCCTAGGGCGCTGAGTCTGACGCTGCGAGGGTAGGACATCCATCCACGCTTGATCGCCAGGGCGACCAGGTTGGGGGCTTCGTGCAGGAGTTTTATGCGGTCGAGGTCGTAGGGTATTTTCATTGGAAGGATGGTGATGGGTCGGTGAAGCGGCAGTATTGGCCTTCGTAATGGAGTTTGACGTGGCCGCATTCGCCGTCTCTTTGCTTTGCGATAATGATGGCAGCTTCGCCGGAGGCCTCGGTCCTGTCACGGTTTAGAAGGGCCACCAGGTCACTGTCGCGCTCGAGCTGCCCGCTGTCGGCCAGGTCACTCAGCTTGGGCTGACGACCCTTTTCCTTGTCGGCTTCCCGGTTGAGTTGAGCCAGGGCGAGCATGGCCACGCCTGTCTGGACGGCGATCTCCTTTAGCTTTCCGCTGACCTCGGCCACCTCGTAGGTGCGCTTCTCTGATCGGTCGGCTGCCTTCACCTTTTGGATGTAGTCGACGATCACCAGGCGAACCTTGTGTTTGCGGACAGCCCTTCGGACATGGGCGGTGATGCTGGAGATGCTGTGGCTGCTAGGTCCATCGAGGAACCATAGTGGACTGTTTGCGATCTTGGCTGAGGCGGCGGTCATGGACCTCATGTCACCGTCGGTAAGGTCGCCAGACTTTAGGCTCTGCATCGGTATGCTTCCAATGGTCGAGACCATGCGTCTAAAGATGGCTTCCCGGGACATCTCCAGGCTGACGAATAGGGTGGGCACCTTGTCCTGGATGGCTGCCCTGTGAGCGATAGCGATGGCGATGGCAGTCTTGCCGATGCTTGGCCGGGCTGCGATGAGGGCCATCTCTCGGAGCTGGAGGCCGTCAGTCTTGTGATCAAACCAATGGAAGCCTGTGGCGATACCGGACAGCGTGCCCTTGCGATTGAACCTGTCCTGCATTGAGTCGATAAAAGATCCGGCCACCTGCTTCGAGGTTTGCAGTGTCTCCTGGGTGACGTCGATGGTGAGCCCTGCTTCGGCATTGGCGACGATTTGATCCGGCTTGAGTGTCAGGACAGCGGACTCACGGATTAATCGGTCCCCGGCGTCTCTAAGCTGGCGACGATGGGCGGCCTCGGTGATGCCCTGGATGTAATACGGGAGGTTGGCCGGTGACGGGCAGACCTCCATGGCTTGATTCCAGGCATCGTAAGGCATGGGCAGTTGGCCGTAGGCCTTCCGCCATTCCTTACCCAGCTCTTGGAGGGATGGGTGGCGGTTCTCCTGCACCATGCCGCGGACGACATCGAAGGTCAGTCGGAGGCTGTCATTGAGAAGCCAGTCGCTTCTGACGTCGGACAAGGCATCGGCGCAGGTGTCGATAGATCCGTTGAGGCAGGCGCCGATCACGCCTAGCTCATCCTGCTCGGGATAGAATACGTCGTTGGTCATAAGGATTTCCTCCAGTCGACCTCAGATTTTTCCGCGCCTTTACATCCAACCAGACCCGATGCTTCACCTAGGCGAGACAACCAGCCCTTCATGGCAGCAGGCCAGGACTTCATCGAGTTCTTACCAACCTTCCAACCGTTGGACTCGTAGTAGTTCAGGAACTTGTCGACCTCCGGTAGAGGAAGGCCGATCTTGATGGCTTCGGCGGTCAGTTCTTCGAGCGTAGGTTTCTGGAAACGAACACTGGGCGGCCTGTCCGCCTGTATCTTAGTTATAGGAGATGGAGATGGAGACGGAAAGCATACTTCTGGCACCGATCTGGCATATGCTTCGGCATCCTCTTGGTTATGCGTTGGCAATGCGTTGGCATGATTCTTCCATCGTAAATTGGCAATATTGCTCTGTTTTTGGCTTCTTTCCTTCTGTTTGGATCGTTCGACCTCCAGGCGGCTGTTTCTGTAGTTGCCGTCTGAGTCGACTTGGAACTTGCCTTGGCATATGCCATGGCTATGCGTTGGCATACCGAGGCATATTCTCTGGATGTCGAGTTCGGTTACGGAGCCTTTGGACCATTGTAGGCACAGCAGGCTGATGTAGGCACCACGCTCCTCGTTGGTCATGGTCATGGTGCCTGCCAGGAAGTCATCGGCGTAGAACTGGAAGGCTGGCGCTCTTCCTTTGGGTTTGGTGTCTTTCATGTATCAAACGGAAAACCCCACCCAATCCGCGGTGAGAACTCCCGTACAAGCAACGGGACGTGACACGGAAAGAGTGGGGAAAAGTGGGTTGAACATGGCTTGTAGTTGTGGTGTCGACGTTGGCTTCTCACGGCTCACGCTGACGGTCTCTATCTATCTGGCATCCTGCTCAATGTCCAGCCCTCAGTAGGCCGGCATCAGGATGTCGGCCACCGCCTGGGTGAGCTTCACGTCCTGGAGGCAGTAGTTGATCGCCGCCTGTCGGTCGGTATTCCACAGCAATGAGAAATCGGCGCCGTTGCCGCTCTTCTCGCCCAGTCCCAGGTGCCTTGAGATGGACGCAAGGCTGCCGTGAGCCCGGTTGTCCCCTAGCTGCCACACCTCCCGAAGGTCGACCACCAGCTCGGACCAGTAGCGGCCGTTCCTTAGCCAGTAGGGCGGCATGATCTTGTGGCGCCAGGAGCGTTTGATCAGGAAGGGCAGGTCGAAGGCCTTGATGTTGAACCCGATGAGCTGTGGCTGGCGCTCGTAATAGTTGAGAAGCGCCCACCATTGTCGCAGCAGGTGGGCCTCACCGTCGGCATCGGCACAGAGGATGTTCTGCTCCTGGTGGTCGACCCGATAGCCGATGCAGAGCACCTGGCCCGACAAGGCATCCAGGGCGGCATTGCGGATGTAGTCGGCCGTGTGGCTCTCCTCGGCCTTCTGGAGCTTCTCGGCGATCAAGTCGGGGTTCTTGATGTTGCCCATCTTGACCTGCGTTGGGTCGAAGGGCGGGATATGGAGCTGCTCGAGCGGTAGAGGCCCGGTCTCGATGTCGAAGTAGATGTTTGGATTGGCTGGCATTTGTAAGAGTTGTTGAGAGTTTTTGCGCGTTTGTCGGCCGATGCGCGCCCCCGGCACTACGAGTCCCCGACAGCAACAGGCTGCCGGAAGGTGGTCAGATCTTTTTGCCGCAATGTGGGCAGACGAGGAAGTTAATTGGATCCCGGGTCGTCGGTACTTCCAGCCACTCGCAGATCTCATGATAGGAGACCCACCCAAAGCCTCGAACAGCTCCTGGTCGAAGGTGTCCGCTGTTGTAGAGGTCGAGGGCCTCCTGGCGTGTTGTAATCGATAGTCGATCCATCATGTTTGCTGTCCGGGTCGAGAACGGGAATCCCCATTGGCGCAGGATCTCCTCATGCATCTCGGCTGCCTGCTCGATCTGGTTGATGCGCTGCCGAGAGAGTCCGAAGTGCTCCCCGATCTGCTCGAGGGTCATGCCCTCGGATCGCATCCGCACCACCTCAGGCACCTTATCGATTAGCTTAATGTAGGGCTTCCTGGTTTTCATATTAAAAGGGCACGTCGTCGAAGTCTGGTTGGTTTTTGGCGTTGATCTGCTCCAGGCGCTCATTGATGGCAGCGATGAGCTGGATGTCCTCAGGGCTCTTGCCCGGGCTGATCTTAGCCTTAGGCAGCCAGCGCTCGGCTAGGCCTTGGACGGCGTCGTCGGTCAGCTCCGAGATGGCCACGCCCTTAAATTTCCCGACGTGCACCTGGGTGGTTGAAAGATCTATTGAGCGTTTGGTCGAACCGTCAGTAATAATGGTCTTCACCTGGTCGTCATCTTTGGGCGGCCTGTTTTCCATCCGTACCCACAGGCCCGATGGCTTTAAGGCCTCCCCGGTCTTGTGGGGCATGATGAGCTTGATGTTGCTGAACGTCTTGGTGCCGTCCTTCGACAGCTCGTGGACGATCACCACGGTGGCCGGTCTACCGATGAGGCTGTCCAGGTTAAGGCTGGTGGTCTCCTCGGCCGTGAGTGCCCGACCATGCCAGTCCTTGAGGAACTTTGTCAGGCCGGCCTTCTCATGCAGGCTGGCCGTCATCGGCGCCGTCATAACCACCCAGGGCTGCACCGGGCTGCGAGTCTTGTCGATCATGTCCAACTCGAACGCGATCTTGAACTTCTGCTTGGTGCCGTACTCGGTCTCGTAGGCCTTGAGCGGTGTGATGTCGACGCAGACCGCGCGGCCGGTGTACTCAGGGCATGGCGTGAAGGTGCCGCCTGTTTGTTTTGTTGATACTGTGATTCCCATGTTGTTGCTGTGTTGTGTTGTTGTTTACTTAGAGGCCTGTTTCTCGACCTCCGAAAGCTGTTTTGCCATTCGGTCGTATTGCGACCAGTACTCAGGCCAGGCCGCCTTGATCTTCCTCAGGTTCTCTGGATCGGCCACCAGCGCCGCGGAACCGAGTTTGCGAACGAATGACCCGCCGTATTCGATCATCGTGAAGGCTACATCAAAGTCTTTCATTGGATAATAAAGTCAAAGTTGATCTTCCAGTTGTCGCCCAAGCGGTTGTATGCGCCGCTTTCATGCGTGGGGTATCACTCACGCCATTTGTCCTCCCGCCAGAGCAGCAGATCGGCTCTCATTGCGTCGTTCTCTTCCTCTAACTGCTTGATGCGGTCTTCTATTTTACGGACCTCCAAAGCAATTTTTCGCAGTGAGTTTTTATCGCATAGGCCAAAGGGGTCTGATGCTATGTACAGTATTCGCTCTT